GACGTCGCCATCGGCTCAATTTCGACGGTTCTGGGCACCGTTCTCGGTCCCGACGAGGGGGCGAGCCTGCGGGTCCGCACCGGCGGGCAGCGTGGGCACGGCGCGGTCGTGACATTCGAGCCGACCGAGGGTCGCCCGAAGGTCAAGTCGCTGTCGCTCGAGGCGTCGGTGACCAATTCGAGCGTGACCAACCAAATCTGACATCATGGCCAAATTCACCACCACCCAGTCGTTCGCGAACTCCGAGCAGATCACCTCGGGGAAGCTCAACGCCATCGTTTCCGGTCTATCCGCCGACGCCGACCTGGCCGCGGACGGCACGATCGTGGTTTCGGCCGGCGCGCTCCGGGTCGGGGTGCTCTCGGCGACCAACCTCCAGTCCAATTCGGTGACCACGGCGAAGATCGCCGACGCGAACGTGACGACCGGCAAGCTCGCCGACCTCGCGGCGACCGAAGGCAAGATCGCGGCCGGCGCGGTGACCGCGGCGAAGATCGCCGACGAAGCGGTCACCTACGCGAAGACGCTGCCGGCCGATCGAGCGGTGCAGGCGGACATGCAGGCCGAATCGGCGGCGCACTTCACCTCGCCGGACGTCTTGAAGTTCCACCCGGGTGTCGCGAAGGCATACGGCAGGGTGGCGATGGAAACCGCGAGCGCCGCTATCACTGGCGGCTACAACGTGACGTCGGCAACCGACACCGGGACGAACTCCCGCGAGATCACGCTCGGGATCACGATGGCAAACACCAACTACATCGTCGTGGCGACCCCATCCGCCGGCGGCAGTGCCGTGGTTGATGTGTCGGGCAAGACGACGACGAAGTTCACCCTCACCGGATCCGCCGAGGGAACGGGTCGCTACATCGAGTTCGTGGTATTCGGACAAAGGGCATGATCGAATCGCTGACACCACCCGCGGCTGAAATCTCGGAGGCTCGCGCCGCCGAGGAGGATGCCATGAACCGTCTCGAGGCGGCGCTGATGGATGGTGAGCAGATCACTTGTCCCCTCGTTCACAGCTTCACCCCGGGCATTTACATCCGGCAGATCTTTATTCCGGCGGGGGCCATGATCACCAGTCGCGTCCATAAGACCGAGCACCACTTCATCATTCTGAAGGGGGTGATTGTGGTGAAGTCCGGCACCGAGGATGTCGTCTACCGAGCGCCCTACATGGGCATCACCGATCCGGGGACACGTCGGGCGCTTCTGGCGATCGAGGATACCGTGTGGGCAACGATTCACGCCAATCCCGACGACATCACCGATCCCGACATGATCGTCGAGACAATCACCGATGCGGCGAACAACCCCCTCATCGACCCCGACGACCCGCGGGCAAACGGGTGGAAGACCAGCAACAGCCCGTCGGTTTTTTGCATCTCTAACAAATTAAGACTACCACCATGAGTGTATGGGCAGCAGGAGCAGCAGTCGTCGGCGCGGGCATTTCCGCTTACGGAGCATCACAAGGAGGCGATGCGCCACAACCCGTGCAGCCCAACTACGGAAAAGACCTTCTGAAATACCTCAAAGGGTTGAGTCAGGGGTTGCCGCAACTCGCATCGATGGAGAGCGAGTATCGTCCCCAGTTCGGTCAACTCAACATCAACGACCAGACCCAGTATCTCAACGCGCTGCTCGGTCTCGGTGGCAGCACGGCGACCGCGGCGGGGCAGCAAATCCAGCAGGCACGCCAGCAGGATTTCGGCTACATGCAGCAGAACACCGGGTCGGCGCTCGGGATCCTGGGCGGCATCGACCCTGCCGGCCGCCAGCAGGCGAGCCAGGCGACGCAACTGGCGAACGACGCCTACACCCGGGCGCAGGGTCCGCTGTCGTTCCAGGACGCGCGCAGTGCCGACCAGACCGCGCGCGAAGCATTCGCTGACCGCGGCCGGCTCAACGACAACGCGTCGATCGCCGCCGAGGTGCTCGGTCGCGAGGACGTCAAGACGGCACGCCGCGGCGAAGCGGTCGCGCTCGGGCAAAATGCCTTCAACCTCAACCAGCAGTTCTCGTCGCCGGCGCTCAGCCTGCTGATGGGCACGCCGCAAAGCACCGCTCTCGGTCAGGACTACCTGGCGAACTCCGCGGGCATCATCGGCAAGAACAGCCCGCAGTTCATCAACCCGGACGCTGGTATCAACATGGGCATGCAGAACGCTGCCAACATGAATTCCTACAACATGGCGAACGCCGCGGCGCAGCAGAACCGCTCCGCGATGTTCGGCCAGGTCGGAGGCTCCCTGATGAACCTGGCCGGCACCATCTACGAAAACCGTTGAACCATGAGAATCGGCGACACCATCCAGGCGGGCTTGAATGCCTACGACCCGACCCCCTACCTGCGGGCGCAAGGCAACGCGACGCAGTCGATCGGCGGCAGCATCGCGGGCGGGGTCGGCGCGATCGGATCGGCGATCGACCGGCGCGCGGAATACAAGAGCGACGTCAAGATGGGGAAGGAGTTGGCGAAGGCGATGAAGACGCTCTACCCCGACATCGCTCCGACGCTCGACCCTTACCTCGCCGAACTCGACAACGACGAGAACCCGCTGTCGCACCAGGCGGCACTCGGCAAAGGGGTGAGCACCGTCATCTCGCAGTACATCGGCGAGCGTGACAACGTGTTCGAGCGGGACATGCGCGAGAAGGCTTACAACCTCAACGAACGGGGCGTGGCTGTTTCCGAGCGTGGGATGGACAATGAGGAAGAGCGGCAGCGGTATGACACCGAGGCGCTCGACCGCGCGCTTGAGACGCAGACCCAAACCGAAGCGGTCGTCGGTCCGGCTGTTCTCGATGCACTGGTCGCGCAGGCTCAATCCGACAAGGCCGCCGGCCGGACTGGCGGGATGTCGGTCGAGCAGTTGCAGGCGGCGCTCGATTCCCCACCCGCGGTGCAACTCAACATCGCGAAGGCGGCGATGGCAATGCGCCCAGAGGGATCGGAACTGCGGGACGTCAAGTTCATGCAGGACGGTGTCGCGATGACCGGCACCGGGGTTTACGATGTCCGCACCGGCAAGCTCAAGGTGCTGCCTGTCGAGGTGCCTGGCACTGCCTACGGCGATGGGTCCGGCGGGCATTTTCTGCCGGAAAACGACGGGTCGGTGATCACCGTGCCGTCCACCAACTACTCGCAAGGCGCGGCGGCCGGCGGACCGGACGAAATGCAGGACAAGTGGACGAACCAAGGATTCTCCTCGACCGGGAAAAATCTCACGAAGGGTGTCGTCGCGGTCAACGAGAGCGTTTTCCCGATCGGCACCGTGTTCCGCGACAAGGACACCGGCGAGGTGATGATTGCGGCCGATCGCCACGGCAACAAGGATCCGAAGGTGGTTGATGTTTACCAACCTCCCGACGAATACAAAGCCGAGAAGAAGAACCGCAACCTTGAGGTGATTGGGAACGTGAAACCGGCGACCACCGTGGAGGGGATCCAGGCTCAGATCGCCGAGTTCGCAGGGAAGCCCCGGGTCACCGCTGGTGCTCCGATCGCCGCGCCGCCGAAACCTCAGACCGAGACGCAGAAGAAGCTCGACGAGATGGCATTGGCGAAGGCTGAAGGCGAGATCGCGAAGGAGGTCACGACGCTGTCGGGTGCGAAGACCAATGCCGAGGCTGCCATCGTCGTGATGGACAACCTGGTCAAGCACCCCGGGTTCGAGGCTGCAGTTGGATCCGGGTTCTCCAAGACGGTCCTGCGCCAGGACGAAGCGATCAGGGGGTCGGACCGCGCCGGTGCCGAAGCAATGATTGCCCAGTTGAAGGGGCAGGCGTTCTTGAACGCAATCCAGCAACTGCGAGGTCTCGGCGCTCTGTCGGACGCGGAAGGAGCAAAACTTCAGCAGGCCGCCGCGAGGCTCGACCCGAATCAGAAGGAGTCAGACTTCAAGGCGGCGCTCGCTGAATACCGGGCAATCGTCCAGAAAGGCGTCGATGACGCTGCCGCGATTCTCGCGAAGAAAGCAGGATCCGCTCCCGCCGCCGGCTCGCCAGCGCCGGCCGGATCCACCGCGCCCGCCGCCGATCCCGCCGCCGCGCAGCGCGCCGCTGATGCCCAGCGCCTGCGCGACATGAACCGCAGGTGAAACCCTTGATTTCCCCATGCCTGAAGAACGACACGTCATCGCCGAACGACTGCTCAAGCAACACCTTGGAGACCAGGCCGCCCGCGCCGAGGCGCTGAACATGGCAAACGGACCCGGCATTGACGGGGTGCCGATCTACGGTGACATCATCGGCAGCCAGCGACCGGCCTTGCCGCGCAACGAAGCGCCGGGAGGCATGATGCCGGTCCAGCAACCCGGAGCGATGCAGATCCGCGGGTATCTCGACGAGAACGAGGACATGACCCCGATGGGGGAGGAATTCCTGGCACTCGTCGATGCCGGCATGTTCGACGACCGAGGGAATCTGACAGCGGAAGGCAAGGCGTTCTCGATGACCCGTCAGGAGGTTCTCGACAACGAGGATGCGCTCGAATCCTACATGATCCGCGACAAGGCGGGTCTCGACGAAACACCTGACACTACAAGCCTGGCCGATACGGTTTGGAACCTGGGTCGAGACTTCGTCCGCGGTGCTGGGATCCTGATCGGAAGACCGGCACAAAAGCGACACGCAGATCGGTTCACGACCTTTGCCAACATGGACGGGATCGTGTCGGAAGAGGAGCAGAAGGAACTGGATGCCATCAAGCAAAAGGAAGCATTCGACACCATCGCGCTGCAGGAACTAGGCAAGCAGACGCTGACCGGAAACGCCACGCTGGGCAGCGGTGGTTTGTCAGTGCTCCAGCAGGGGGCAGCCAAACTGGAGGGCAACGAATTCAAGTTCTATCAGGCGAAGCGAGAGAGCGAGCGGCAGATCGCGGAATTCAACGATGCCTCGGCCGGCGAACTCTGGGGCGGCGCGATCGGGTCGATGGAAGCGATCTCCAATCTCGAGAAGCAGGCGGCTGACGCGGAGGCGCTGATCGGTCCCGAGAAGGCAGAGCAGGCGCGCCGCGAGGGCGGGGCGGCGAGCATTCTCACCGACCCGAGCACCATCCTGACGATGGGTGCCGCCGGGTTTGTCAGCAAAGGAGGCGTCGCGCTGTCGATGACCGCAAAAGCTGAGAAGGCTGCAATGGCTCGACTGGCGGCGCTCGAGGCGACCGCGGCTCGAGCATCGGCAGAAACCGTGGCGAAACGCTCGGCGGAACTCAGCCGCAGGGCAGCGTCCCGCGCCGATAACCTACAGGCACTCGGCAAGGACTCGACGATGGCACGGTCGTTTTCGGAACGCATGGCGGCAAAATCGGCTGAGTCGTGGGATGATGTCACCAAGCTCGACGCTGTCATCGCCGAGCGGGCAGGCGACGTCGCGAAGCTCACGAAGGATGCCCGGGTCGCCGAGGCGCTGCTAGGCATGGGCGAGCGAGCGCGCGCGCTCCGCGCGGTGCCATTCAAGGCGTTCGGAGAACTCGCCGAGCGCATGGGTGCCAGCATCATCAAGCTCGACGACGGGTTGCGCGAGGCTGCCACCAAATACGGATTCGAGAGCGTCGGCAAAGTGCTCAGTTCCCCACTCACCCCGGTCGCTATCGGGGCGATCACCGCGGGACCGGTCGGTGCCGTGGTTGCCGGTGCCGGCCGCGCGCTTGCGTCCGGCCCGGTTCTGAAATCGATCGGCAACTTCTCCCGGGTGGTCGGTGCCGAAACGCTGCAGCGCCGCGGGATGATCCCGTTCTGGCAGCGCGTCGCCAACAACTCGACGCTCACCCCGGTCGCCCGCGCGACGGCGCACCTGCTCGACACGGCGACACTGGGTGGCAAGGCGGGCATTCCGCTGCGGATGGCAGGCCAGGCCGCCAAGGGCACCGCGGCCGCCGCCCCGATCGACATGGCGTTCGAGTGGGTCGAGGCAGGTGGCGACCTCGGTCCCGCGGAGATGAAGCAGGCGCTCGCCGAGTCGATCCTTTTCGGTGGGGGATCTGGCGTGGTCGCCGGGTCTCGGGCCGCGCTGCAACAGCAGCAACTCGGCGACGAGATCAATTTCCGCAACGGACTGGTCGATCGCGAGGCGCTGGCATTCGGGCGGATGAACCCGGGCGCGCGCCGGGTGCTGTCGAGCTACGCGGCGGCCAACCCGGCGCTGCGGTTCAATCTGACGACCGAGGGGAACAGTTTCATGGACCGGACGTCGAACACGATGACGCTGAACACGCGGCAGTCGGATTGGATGGCACCGATCATCGGGCACGAGGTGTCCCACTTCATCCAGATCAAGGGTCAGATGGAGGCAGGCATCACCGCGATGCTGGTCGGCGACGGTGCCACCGGCGGCATCCTGCGCGCGCCGGACGGGTCGCTGAATCCCGATTTCAAACGCTTTGCCGATGCCTACAATGGTCGCCTGGTCGCCCAGGGCATCAACCCGCTGCCGATCGGCGACATCGCGATCGAGTATTTCACCGAATCGACCGTCGATGACATCACCACGATGGTCGAGTCGGGGGAACTCGCGCGGATGGCAGGCCGAACCAACGCGGAGCGCATGGTGCGGGAGATGTCCCGCAACCTGATCGGGCGGGTGCCGTTCATCCGCGATCTCGCCATGAAATTCGGCACCGGCATGGACCGCGGCGGCCGGATGGTCATGGGCACCGGCATCCTGGCCGATGGAGTGCGAACCATTCCTGGCGCGCGAGCGATGCTGCGCGGCTTGATGCGAGAGCAGGCCGGCCGCCGCGGCGACGGGGTCATTTCCGAGGAGTCGGCGACCATCCCGGTGCAGATCATGCGGGACGACCCCGCGATGCGGTCGGCGATGTTCTCGACGCTCGAGACCGATGCCGCCGGCAACCCGATCGTCGATGCCAACGGCAACGTGTCGATCACAAGCAGGGAGACCGAACTGCGGCGCATGGCGGCCGGCTTGATCATCACCGAACTGGAAGCGGAGCGGATCCAGAATGGCCGGCAACTGCCGGAAGGCGAACTCGCACCGCAGACCGACGGATCCTGGCAGGGCACGCACCTGTCCCCGGAGGCGCTGCAGCGCCTGGCGGACTCGGGAGTCTTCAACGCGAAGCAACTGGCGATGCTGGGCATGCTCAACCGGTCGGCGAAGGGTCTGACCGGCGAGACGTTCCTGATGATCTACCAGGCAGCGACGATCCCGCGGAAGGGGAAGCGGAAAGGCTACGGCACCCTGCCCGCCACATTCCGCGAGGTGGTGCCGGTCGGCGTGAAAATCACCAAGGATGGCAACATCATCGTCGAGACGATGAGCGTGACGCAACTGGTCGAAAACGTGCGCGAGCGCGCTGCCTCGAAGCGTGGCAAGCGACTCTACAACGGCAGCCAGGTTGAGATCCTGCGCGACGCGCAAGCGGTGCTCGACCTCCACCGGAAGGGCGAGCGGACCGACACCTACTTCGCCGACAAATACGGGTCGATCAACGGGCCGGAATACAAGAACTTCGTCAACACGGCATTCGGCCTGATGACCCGCTCGCAGCAGGACGTGAACCCGATCTTCGCCGCCGACTCGATCCGCGCTGGCGGGGTCTTCAAATCGCGCCGGCTCGACCGCATCAACCAGACGACCCGGATGCAGGGCAAGCCGCTCTTCCGGTTCGGCTACGAGCAGGTGAAGGCGAACCTGGCACCGAACGGGATCCCGGATCCGAACCCGCGGATGCTGCCTGCTCCTCTCACCCTCGAATCCCCGGAGTGGAAGGCAATGAGCATGGGCGACAAGATGGACTACGTCATGTCGCCGGTGGAGATGACCGCGGAGCAGAAGGAGGAATACGATCAAGCGGTTCAAAGAGGAGACCTGACTGCTGGCACTCCGGTGGTCGCTCGGGACCGCGCGCCATTCCTCACCGCACGCTACGGATTGGCGTCCGCCGCCCCGCGGGGGAAGATGAGCGTGTGGAGTGATGACGCGAAGGCAGTGGCAGTGGCGTTCAGCGAATCGCCGACCATGCCGACCCGACCACCAGACGTCAGGATGCTGCCGCAGGATCAGACGCTGAACATGGCAGCGGGCATCGGAGATCCATCCGTGAATCTCAGGCAGAAGCGCAATCGGCGACCAGGCACGGGAGTTGGGAAAAACGCAGCATTCCGCATGGAGGTTGACGGGAAACCTTTGTGGATCGGGTCAAATGAAGAATCAGGAGGTAAACCTTTCAATGCGTGGGTTGAGGAGACCGAGGCATGGTATTCCGACAAGGAGATCGACGCAGCAGCAGCGTGGTATGGGGAACTGCACGACATGTTCGTTGCCGAGTTCGGCGAAGCTGACGCTCCGAAAATGATGCTGGCATGGTTGTCGGCACAGCAGAACGAAAGCCCAGGAGGTGCCGTGAGGAATACCTACCGGGTGAAAGACGGGATCGCTGGATTAACCCACATGAAAAAGGGCGGACTGGCGGACGACAAGCTGCGATCTGTCTTCATGGACACGATCCCCGACGGTGGCTACGGAGCCAAACTCTCGGACTTCGTGGACGCGGGAATGGGGAAAAAGACCCGCACATACATGGGTGACGACCCTGCCGGTGGACGTCCCTTCGTCGCCGACGTTCACACAGGCAGGGATTCTGGTCACGTCGATCAGCAGACGCTGACTCGCTTGAAGAATTCAGCGGAAAGGGGAAAGCTGACAGTGAATGGCAAGCCGGCCAAAGTCAAAGTCACCAGGTCGAAAAACCTGACCGTCAAAGACCAGGTGAAAGTGGTCCCGGAAGAGATCGAGATCATCTACCCGGGTGGTCGCAGAACGATCACTCGTGACCTGACGGGGTCGCCCAGCAACAACACCTACGAAGGGATCGCCGAGTGGGGAGAAAACCTAACGGCATACCTCAACAAGACCAAGTGGAAAGGACGGACCGATTGGTCCCCTGAGCAGGTGCAAGCTGTTGGCTGGATGCGGGTGCTCAGGCAGTATGGACTGAAAGAAGCCACTTTAGCGTCCAGTCTCGACGAGAACACCTACCGCATCTCTGCCGAGGTGGATTACGGACTAAGCAGCAGCCTGCGGGAACTCTATCCAGAATTCTCCAGCTTCGACGAGGACACCAAAACAGCCATCACGAGGACCGTGATGGAGAAGACGATCCCCGAAATCGTCAATCTCGTCGCTCCCCAGGCGACGTTCCGTGGTGCCGATTTTGGACAGGGCTATTGGGAGGGATCCGCGGCTCCGAGTTCCCAGTTTTGGGTTCTAGGCAGCAACGAGGCCGCCGGCATGGTTGAAGTCGCGCTGGCGCATGCTACCGAACAAGCTGGAACAGCCCGGGTCAGATTCGGAGTCGGGGGCAAAAACAACCGGGCAGTCATCCTGCCTCAGATGAATGCCGAAACCTCAAAGAGGTTCATCGAGTTCGTCGAGGCTACCAAGAAATCCAGCGACAAGGCCGCGGCAAAGGATGCATCGGTGATCAACGGTGCATCGACGAAAGTGATGCCCAACAAGGATGGTCTGGTCATGTTCGGATTGACAGAATCTTCCGCGAAAAGAGCGATCAATACCCTCCAGCGGTTCGTTGAGGAGACCGGACTTGACCTTGACTTTGAGGACGTCCCAGCGGAGGCTTCTTTCAGTGGACACGACTGGACAACCGATCCGAAAGGGGAAACTTACCGGAAGGCGTTTATCGAACGAGGAGGCCCTGAAGCGTTATGGAGGGATGTCCTTCGTTTCCGTGAGCAATACGCCGGAAACCTTGAAGATGCCTTCCAGCGACACTCCCCGGGATCCCTCGACCCCGCAGGACGTCAAGCCCGGGTAGATGCCTACGCGAAAAGCGCATTCGCTGAACCCGCGCCGACCCAAAGCCCACGGGCAGCCAAGGCACGGGTCGATCCCCAAGCCGCGAAAGCGATCAAGGAGGCGATGCGATGACCGAGTCGATCTCCACCCTGCCGCCGCCGGCCCCGCCCGAGAACTGGCGCGAGTCGCAGGAACTCGAACACTGGCAGGAGGAGGTGCGGAAACGGGCCGCCGAGCACCTCGCGGCGAACCCGCGGGCGAAGCGGGCGCTCGAGATCCGCGAGCCGACCCTGGCCGCCGAGGCGCTCTACCTGCTCGCCCACACCGGGATGAGCAAGAGGGCGATCGCCGCCCACGTCGGGGTCTACCCGCAGGAGATCTGGCGGCTCGAGCGGCACCACGGCACCTTCGAGCTTCGCCGCGCCGGCCTGGCCGCCAGGATGACGAACCTGTCGAACGGTCTCGCCCGGTTGCTCGAGCGCAAGCTCGACCAGATCGAGGACGACGACGAGCAACTGTCGAAGACGGCACTGAAGGACATCGCGCTGTCGATGGGCATCGTGACCGACAAGGCGGCCGCGCTGTCGAACCAACCCACCGTGGTCATCGAGCACCGAAGCGGTCCCACGATCGAGGACGTGATGATCGAGATCCAGGCGGCGCGCGACCGGGTGGCGGCCAAGCTCAAGGTGCAGAGCATCGAGGCAGAGGTGGTGCCAGCGATCGCCGACGAGGACGACTACTGACCCATGAAGTGGAGAAAGCACGAGATGCTGAGTCCGCCCTCCGATGAGGAGTTGGCGCTGATGGAACCAGGCGAGGTGATCAACCTCCACCGGAACTACCACGAGGCGATCGAGAAGAGCGCCAAGGATCCCTACCGCTACGGGTTCCAGCTACAGAACTGGAAGCGCACCGACACCGAGTTCGCCGAGACCGACGAGGCGCTGATCCTGGGCGGCAACCGGTCGAGCAAGACCCGCTACGGAGCGAGGACCGTCGTGCGCGCCGCGGTCGAGAACCCGGGCGCGGAAATCTTCTGCTTCGCGCAGACGAGCGAGGTGTCGATCCGACAGCAGCAAGCAGCGGTGTGGGAGTGGCTGCCGGCGGAACTGAAGAAGAAGGACGTCGGGGTGCAGACCTGGATTTCCTACACGAAGAAGAACGGATTCACCGACGGGTCGCTGATCCTGCCGAACGGGTCGCAGATCATTTTCAAGACCTACTCGCAGTATCTCAACAACCCGACGATCCTCGAGGGTGCCGAACTCGGCAGCAAGGAGGCGACGTGGCTGAACATCGGGGTGTGGCTGGACGAATACCTGCTCGGGCCGGAACTGATCGACACGCTGCGATTCCGCCTGGCGACCCGGAACTCCAAAATGCTGATCACCTTCACGCCGATCGACGGATGGACCGAGGTGATCAAGCACTACCTCGACGGGGCAAAAACGCTCGAGAGCAAGCCGGCGGAACTGCTCGGCGGCGAGCTTGTCCCCTACATCCAGCGCAGCAGAAAACGGAACGCCTGCGTCGTCTACTTCCACTCCCAGGACAACCCGTTCGGGGGCTACGAGCGGATCCGCGCCGACCTGGTCGGCAGGGATCGCGAGCACATCCTGATCCGTGCCTATGGCGTGCCGGTGAAGTCGCAGGCGACCAAATTCCCGAAATTCTCGACCACCGTCAACGTGATCACGCCGGCCGAAATGGCGGCGCTGATGGAACGCGGCGTGACCCGCTACCAGATCATCGATCCGTCGGGCGCGAAGAACTGGTTCGCCCTCTGGATCGCGGTTGACGAGGAGGGCACCTATTACGTCTATCGCGAATGGCCCGGGGTCGGCGTCGGCGACTGGGCAGAGTGGAAGGGCGGCAAGTGGGTGCCAGGCGAGGGATCCAAAGGTCTCGGCTACGGCATCGCGGACTACGTCGAGATGTTCCTCGAGATGGAGCACGGCGAGACCATCTTCGAGCGAATCATCGACCCGCGGCTCGGCGCTGCGAAATACGTCGGCAACGACGGTGCGTCGTCGATCATCGAGGACTTGGCGGACCACGACTACATCTGCGTGCCCGCGCCCGGTCTCGACATCGACGACGGGCTGCAGTCGCTGCTGTCGAAGATGTCCTACGACATCACCAGGCCGATCGACTCGCTCAACCGGCCCCACTTCCTGGTCGCCGACTGCTGCGAGAATTTCATCGCGGCGCTCGGCGAATACACCGGCGAAGCAGGGCTGAAGGAGGCGTGGAAAGACCCGATCGACTGCGCGCGCTATGCCTGCGTGTCGAACATCGAGCACGTCCCCGAGGCGGCAACCCGGGGCGGGCGGCGCTGCGGGGTGGGGGGTTACTAACGCAATCAGGTTGCAAAAAGCGGGGGAGCGGATAAAAGCACCCGCATGCCACCCCGATCGACGAAAAGCAGGCCGATTCCTCCCCCGCCGACCGCGCCGGTGCTGCGCTACGTCGAAGACGATCCCGTCGCCGAGAACGAGCAGGAAGCGCCGGCGGCCGCCTTGCCGCCCCCTGCCATCCAGGCGCTGAAAGTCGTCAAACTCGCCCCCAACGCGTCGTTCGTGCTGTGCGCTCTCGACGGGGTCTCGGTCCCGGTAAAGGTCCGCCGCGGCATGGGCAGCAAGCTCTTGAAGAAAACCATCCAAGTCGAGCGGCTGGATGATGGCACCCTGACCCACCGACCATGATGGACGAGGAAATCGAATTGCTGTCCTACACCGATGACGACCCCGACATCGGACTCCTTGCCGACGCTTACGCCGCGACCACGGCAGGGCTGGATGCCTACTTCCAGCAGTGCGAGCGCAACCGCGAAGCACGCCGCAACGAATGGGCAGGCAAGAGCATGGATCAGCGGAAAAACTCCGAGGACGCATTCCCCTGGAAGGGTGCCAGCGACCAGGAGGTGCACGTCGTCAGCGAGCGGATGGACACCCACGTCGCCCTGGCGATGTCGGCGCTCTCGAGATCCCACATCAAGGCGCTCGCCGTGAAGGTCGATTCGCTCCCGCGGGCCGCCACCGTTTCAGCGTTCGCGAAATGGATGGCGAGCACCTACATCCGCGACTTCCGCGCGCAGCACGAGGAGGTGGTCAACTACGGTCTCGAGAAGGGAATCATGATCACCTACGTCGGCTGGGAGCGCGTCGAGCGAACCTTCCGGCAGGACATGAACCTCGAGGAGATCCGGCAGGCCGCGCCAGAGATCGCCGCCATGATCGAGATGGGCGAGAACGACGAGGAGATCGTCGCGATGTTCATCCAGCGGTTCCCGAAGCTGAAACCCGCGCGCGCCGCCAAGGCGCTGCGACAACTGCGCGCGACAGGCGTGGCGGAACTCTATGTTTCCAGGTCCGCGCTGATGGACTCCAGGCCGATCGTGCGGGCCTGCGCGCCCGACGGCGAGGTCTTCTTCCCACCGTGGTGCATGGACCCGCAGCGTGCCCCCTACGTCTTCTGGCGACAACTTTACACCGTGCAGGAACTCGAGGGGAAGGTCGCCTCCGAGGGGTGGAACCGCGAGTGGGTGGACGAGATGATCGAGAACTACCGTGGCATCGGGGTCTCCGATCTGATCTTCGACCAGTCCGCGACATTCTCAGGGATTGCGACGACCGACAGCGAGGCGAACCGCGACCTGATCCTGGTCGTGCATGCTTATCAGCGGCTGATCGACGAGGACGACGGCAGCGAGGGCATCTACTGCACCGCATTCAACCCGCACTACACCGGTGCCAACAAGGACGTCCAGGCATTCGGGAAACGCGAGTTGATGAATAGCTACGACCAGATGCCGTTTGTCGTCACCAGGATGTCGCGCGACAGCAAGCGCATGTATGACCTGCAGGCACTGCCCGAGCGACTCCGCGGCGCGCAGTGGCAGGTCAAGGTGCAGAGGGACGCTCGCACCGACCGGACGAGCCTGGCGACGCTGCCGGAACTGACCGGACCCGCTGCGCGGCCGCCGACCGAGCGTGGTCCCGGCCGATACATTACGGTCCGGCGCGCCGGCGAGTATACCTACATGGCCCCGCCACCGTTCGACCCGGGTTCGATCGAGATCGAGCAGGCGACGCTCCGAATGGCAGACGGCATCGCCGGCCTGGATGCGAACAACCCGCTGACCCCGGTGCGGCAGCAGTTCGTCATCAACAAATCCCTTGAGCATGCCGCCGCCGTGCTGCGGCTCGCCTACACCTGTTTCCAGCGGTTCGGTCCCGACGAGGTTTTCTTCAACGTGACCGGCGTGCCGGATCCGGTGACCCTGCAGAACATCGCCGACGACGAGTTCGAGTTCACCGTGACCTTCGATTCGCTCTCGACCGACCCCGAGACAATGAAAGCGCGCGCCGAGCAGATGGGCAGCCTCATGTCGATGGACCGCATGGGTCGGATCGACCAGTCGAAATTCATCGAGTTCCTGGCGTTCACCATCGACCCCGCGTTCGCGTCGCACATCCTCCTGCCGGCCGAAGAGAACCAGCAGAAACTGGTCAAAGCGGTCACCGACGACTTCGCGAAACTGTTCGGTGGCGTCGCCGTCGGACCTCAACCCAACGGAGCGCAGGCGACCATGCAGATGCTGCAGACGTGGATGCAGCAAGGCGACGTCGCCCAGCGATACCAGTCCGACGAGAGCTTCGCGAAGCGCGTGGACGATTACGTCGGGCAGGCGCAGTTCCAGATGCAGCAGGCGCAGAACGCTCAGATCGGCAAGATCGGCACCGCACCCACCGAGTTCCAAGGCACCAACGTCGGACCATGAAGACCATCCCGAAACCAACCCGCCGCAGCATCTCCCGCTTCGATTATTTCTCGGCGTGCGAGGACACGCTGCGCCACCTGTCGACCCCTCTGGATCCCGATGGGTTTTCCGCGCTCGAATGCTTCCACCACCGGGAGACATTCGGCAAGACGCTCCCGTGCCGGGAACCCGTGTTGTTCGACCGCGCGCTAAACGGCAAAGAGCAGCACGGGCTGAATGTCACACACCTCGCCGAGGACTACGTCGGGCGCATTCTTTTCGCGTCCGAACTGAAGGCGAACTACCCCGAGTGGGTGCAGAGGGACGTCCTCGGGCGCGCGAGCCAGATCGCCATGCAGACGATCGGTTTCGTGCCGCGGTTCGTCCGCACCGGCGATGATTTCTCGACCCTGAAAACAGGCACCCTCGCACCGGCATGAAAACCCCTCTCCAAGACGCGATCGAGTTCCTGCGCCACGACGACAGGTTCAAACTGATCCTCACCGACCTGGTCGAGCGGCGCGAGCATGCGATCTCCCGCCTGGGCAACTACTCGACCGACGTCGAACTGCGGAAGGCTGCAGCGGAGATCTCGGTCCACACCGACATTCTCGACATGTTCGGCGTGCCGATGGGCGAGGCTGCCACCTGATTTTTGACGATTTGCGGTGCATCGTCCGGCGGGGCGATCGCCGCACAGGATCCGACCCGTCTGCTTTTGGGTTGGTTGTTCGGGTCGGATCCACCCTCTCCTCGAGCACATTCCGGCTTGCTAAACGCAACAAAGTTGCTATTGCAACCGCAACGCCAACACCCGGGCGCAATCGTGTGAGCATGAGCATCCAGACCGACCCGAACGCCGGCGGGCAATCCGAGCGAGACGACAGCCTGTCCGAGAGCGATCTGATCGACCTCATGGCAGGGGAGGACGAGCAACAGGAGGACACCGAGGAGACCGACGAGGACACCGAGGAGACCGATGCCGAAGAGGAGGTCGAGGAGACCGAAACCGAGGAGGAGGAAACCGAAAGTGACGACGAGGAAACCGAGGGCATCGACCTCGAGAATCTAACGGATGAGCAGTGGGAACTTGTTCGCACCAGGCTGAAATCCCGCGCCGCAGCAGACATTCAACGTCTCAAGCGCGAGTCGAAAGCCAAGGACGCACAGATTGCCGCTCTCCAGGGTCAGCAACCGCAGGCCGCGACATCAGCCGAGCCAGTCGAAAGCCGCTTCCTCAAGGATGTGGATACCGTCGAAAAGCTCTCGGAGAAGGTCGTGGCGCTGAAGAAGCTCGCCAAGGACACCGAACGGATCCTCGACGACCACGACGACTACGGTCCGCAGGACTACATCGAAGTGGGCGACAAATCCTACACGAAGAGGCAGCTCAAAGAACTCAGTCGCGAGATCCGCGACACGCTCGATGAGGCTGTTCCCTACTACCAGTCGAAGTTCCAGCGCCACTCGCTCATCGAGCAGGAAAGCGTTGAGGCGATGACCAGGGTGCGGAAATCCGTGGCGGAAATGAGCGATGAGAAGTCCCCGGTCGCGAAGACCTTCAAAGACCTGACCGATTCGGAAATGTTCCAGAAGATCTGCAATGCAGTCCCCGAGGCGAGACCAGTGCTGACACTGCTCGCCGGGTTCGGCACGAAGGGGATCCTGGCAGCATCCGCGCGAAAGGGCACGGCACCAGCAGCAACGGGAAAACCATCGAGGGCCAATCCGCCTTCGACCCCGTCGGGCGCTGCGGCACCGAGCCAAGGGCGAAGCGGAGATCCGAAAGGCAAAAAGGCAGCGGTGCTCGAAAAACGATTCCAGGAATCCGGTGACCCGGAAGACCTGATCAAAGCGATGTCAGCAGTCTGATTCCACATTTCACCATCACACCATTATGGCATTTTCCGCAACATTCTCCCCCTCCGCACCCGCCGGCCGCGCCGGCCAGGGCAGCGGCATCAACAACCGCGAGGATCTCGACGACAAGCTGACGATGCTTGCCGCCGTGACCTGTCCGATGACCGTGCTGTGCAAGCGCAGCAAGGCGAAGAGCACCCTCTCCGAATGGCCAGTTGACAAGCTCGGTGCCCCGAGCACCGACGGTGTCGTCGAAGGCAGCGATGCTGATTCCTTCGAGGATCCGTTCGGCGATTCCGCCCGCCTGCAGAATCGCGGTCAGCGTCTCTGGCGCAAGTGGATGGTGTCCGTCGAGCAGGAGGCGACCGAAAGCGCCGGCCCGCAGGACGTCGCCCGCGCCAAGGTCAAGAAGATGCTCGAACTCAAGCGCGACATCGAGGCGACCATCCTGTCGTCCAACGACTCGGTCACCCCGTCCGCCGGCGTCGCTGGCAAGATGCGCGGTTTCGGGAAGTGGATCAGCACCACCCCGGGCAACGACGTGCCGGACGACTACAAGACCCCGACCGGAAGCATCCTGACCGCTGCTCCGACCGAGATCACGTTCGCCGCCGCGCTCGCATCGATCTTCACGATCAATGGCGAGGTCAACAACCTCACCGTCATCGCAGGGTCCACCGTGCGGAGCCGCATCACCGAGTTCACTCGCACCGACAACAACGCGTCGGAAGCAGTCTACAACGTGACCCAGGCCGCCGACTCGAAAAAGGTCACGCTCGCCGTGAACATTTTCGACAGCGATTTCGGCTTCGTGCGGATCGTCAACGGCAACCCTGCCTGCATGCCGAGCGCCACCACCGCTTACTTCGTCAACCCGAACTACGTCGAGTTGAAGACCCTCCTGCCCGTGGGTTCCCGCGAGCTTGAGAACCAGGGCGGCGGCCGCCGCGGCATCATCGATACCATCCTCACGCTGGCAGTCTCCGACCCGCGCGCCCACGGCAAGATCAGCTACTAATTCAACCTTTCATCCCAGGAAGACCAAACATCATGGCAACTAAAGGAAAACTCAGCAACAACGAGGCTCGCGACTTCACCGATTTCTTCCGATTCTCCTACAAAGATCTGAAGACACCCGGTTTCCTCGCCACCCTTGGCGCTGCGAATCAGGTGATCATCGGCTACGTCCCCTCGGGCGGCGCGGTGAACGTCTGCGGTGTGTTCAAGCTCACCTCGACCGCGGGAACGACCGACATCGTATTCGACGTCGGCACCTCCGGTGCGGACCCCGACGAATTCATCGACGCACTCGACGCCGATGCGCTGACCAAGGCTGCCTACAACACCGGTGACGCACTCACTGTGGCAGGTGACGATGGGACGCTCTACGTCAACAACACCACCGCTGCGGTGCCGATCTACCTCGAGGTGGGCGGCACGGTCGCCAACCTCACCGCTGGCGAGTGGATCATCGGATGGAAAGCGTTCGACCCGGCTCGGTTCGGCGTGAACCCCGTCGCCTAACCCCACCCCCTTGCCGGGTGCCCTCTCCCTGGGGCACCCGGCATCTCTTTTTCATGTTCGGATCCCTGCATGACGTGGCGCTCGACATGGGGCTGACGCTCGCCGACGCGCAGGCGCTCGAGCGGGAGTTGACCCGTGGCTGGAATGCCCAACTCGCGCTTGAGAAGCAGCGGGAGATCGAAGCCGGCAAACAAGCGGTTGCCATGCGGAACCACCGCACCGTCGAAGGACTCGGGAAATGCGTCCTCACGCTGTCCCAAGAGGACTACGAGGCAATCGTCTCCCAACACGGCTACGACGCCTTCAGCGACCGCGGATTCATCCGCGACATGCAGCGCCTCGAACCATCGACCAAGGTCTACTCTGCCTGATGAACACCCGACCCTACACCGACCTCCTCGGACTCGTCGAGGCACTCTGCGGCGCGACGCTCGCCGAGCAGGAACGCGTCCGCATCCGCTACTTCGTCAACCGGCGCGCCCAGCGTGCATATGCCGCGACCGAACTATGGCCGCGGTTCTTGGTCGTCGGTGAGGAACGCGTCGTCTCAGAGGGGGGGGTGCTGCCCTACGAACAACCGGCTCTCGCCGACATCGGCACCGTGCTGCGGATCCACGCGACGAGACCCTTCCTGGCCGATCCTGCGCGCGAATACGGCGAGTTCTACGCATCGACCGCTGGCATCCAGATCACGGGCTACGATGCGGTCGAATCCACCGGCAGACAAAGCTACACGATCGACGGCAGCAGCAATGATGACCCCCTGATTCCTGACGTATCGGGCGACTACACCTACTCCGAGACCGACATCTCGGGCTTTGACATTTACCGCACGCCGAGCAATCCGAATCTCGCGATTGTCGGACTCCCCTCGTCAGGAATCCCCGGCGATGAGATCGACCGCTGGGTCGTCGCCGACGAATTGACATCTCAGTCATGGATCAGCGAGGTCGGGGTGAATTCGCCGGAACTCGCTCAGACGTGGACGATCGTCACATCAGGATCCGGGTCACCGGTGGTGACGAAAAACTCGTTTTATTCCGCCTACATCACCTACAAGGCCGCGCTGACTGCCACCTACGGCAGCAACGCCGGCGACACGACAGGATTCCCCGAGGAGTGGTTCGAGTATGCAGCCCACGGTGCCTATGCCGATTTCCTGCGGAACGAAGGGAAGCAGGACAAGGCGCTGGTCGCCGAGGCTGAAGCGACCGAGATCCTGCAGGAGCAACTCGAAAAGGTCTCCCGCCAGGGTGGTGCCCGGGTCGCCACCCGGGTGATGAACCACGCCAACCATCAGTCCCGATGAAAATCACCTCCTGACCCCCTCGCCATGCTCTCCATCAGCAGACAGGTCTCCATCAGCGGTGGCGCTATCAGCCGCGGCCCAAACAGCACCACCGCGCCCACGCTGATTTACTCCTTACCCTTCCACCCTGGCGACACCCTCACCTGCGACGATGGGGGCTGGGATCGTGTCGGCACCATTGCCCTCCAATGGATGAGGAACGGATCCCCGATTCCGGGAGAGACGACAAACAGCTACACAATCGACGGCGCGGCCGATTTCGGCACCATCATCCGTTGCCGAGTGACCTGCACCGACGCCAAGGGTGCGGGCACGAGAGAGTCTAACCCCACCCCTGTCATCGACTTCCCGCAAGCAGCCATTCAACCACCCGAGATCTGGCTGAACGTGGTGGGGGACTACTACGAACTGCAAAACAATGCAGTTTGGGAGCAAGCTCCCCTCTATGAGGAATACCAGTGGGAATTGAACGGGTCCCCTGAGTTCGGGCAAACATCGGGGCAGTATGCCGGTGCAGCGACGACAGGCGACACCATCCAGATGATCGTCACAGCACACACCGAATGGTATACCGTCTCGGTTTACTCCAACTCCATCACCCTTTGATGAACCCGACCATCGACCACACCCTGTCAGGAATCGCAGCGATCGTCGCAGGGATCTTCGGGTCTCGGCTGATGGTCGCATCCACCGAGGTGGCATCCGACGTGGTCAATGCGGTGACCCCTCCTTGGGTGAACCAACTCACCGGTCCTTTCGGCGCGCTGGTAGGGCTAGGTCTCGGGTTAGTTTGGATGAACAGGCGGCTCAACCGTGCCGAGGACAAGAACGACATCCGCGACAAAGAGCGGGACGAGGATCGCAAGGCGCTGATCACCGTCGTGCAGCAAAACTCGCACATCCTCGAGGACGTCAAAACCCACCTCGACCGGGCGCAGCGGGGCAATCGCGAATGACCCACGAACCATGAAAGCAATCATCCTATCTGCAGCCGCCATCGCGATCCCGTGCTGCCACACGTCGTGCACGATCGAAACCGTCAGGACCATCACGACCGACAAGGCCGGCACCGTGACCGACGTGACCACCACCAGGAAGGGTGCCGACCCCGCGGCGATGAAGTTCGCCGAGGCCGCCGCCGCCGCATACGCCCAGCGCCGGCCGATGCTCGTCCACGACGGCAAATGACAACCTCTTCATTGATCTCCACCATCATGACCAACGCCGAGAAAATCGTCGCAGTCGCATCGGCCGAAGTCGGCGTGCGGGAGTCGAAAAAAAACGGGGGAGCCGAGATCGAGGGATACCAGCGCGCGACCTGGCTGCCGCCGGGATCCTGGCCCTGGTGCGCGGCGTTCGTCTGCTGGGTGCTGTCCCGCGCGCTTCCTGGTCACCCCGAGCTTCCCCGCACCGCGGGCGCCTGGGACTTCGAGAAGTGGTGCCGTGGCGTCGGCAACTGGGCACGCCTGCGAAAGCCGCACCACGGTGACATCAAGGCCGGCGACATCGTGATCTTCTCGTTTTCCCACATCGGCATCGCGGTCTCGTCGCCGGACGAGGATGGCATGATCGAAACGATCGAGGGCAACACCAACGGGGCCGGCTCGCGCGAAGGCGACGGGGTCTACCGGAAGTTCCGGGGGATCGAGAAGATCCGCAGCAGGATCCGCATCTACTGAGCGATGAACCCGATCGAAACCATCCGCCAGGTGCTGACCAGGCTGACGCTGCTCGAGGCGCGGTCGGTCAGTTCGGGCGGCGGCGGCGGCGGGGTGTCGGATGGGAACAAGGGCAGCATCACCGTCACGTCGGGCGGATCGACCTGGACGATCAACTCCGGTGCTGTGACCAACGACATGCTCGCCGGGTCGATCACCCTCGGCAAGCTGACCGGACTCGGTGCCGGCGTGTCCACCGCGCTCGCGGTTGCCAGCGACACATCCGGTGGGTTCCTCACCGCTGGGGCCGGCGGCACGCTGCCGATCTCCCGCGGCGGCACCGGCGCGACCACCGTGGTGGCGGCCCGGGAGGCGATGGGGATTATCCGGCGCATCCTTGGATCCGACGCTCGCGCAACAAGCACGACGCCGGTTACGGCTGCCGACCTCACGTTCCCCGTCGAGGCAGGGAAAATCTACCGGGTTGATTTGAGCCTGGTCGTGGCGAGCATCGCGGGCACGTCGCCGAACAATCCTGGCTATCAGGTCTCGATGACCTACCCAACCACTTCGCGGACAGGGTTTGGTCACTCGATGGTCGCTCACCAGACCGTTGTGAAGTTGCCCAACTTGGGCGCTACCTTTACGGGTCTCAATCCGAACACGACCGGAAACCCCAACGGCACGCTCGGAATCAGCGGTCATGTCTATCTTCGACCCACCGGAAGCGGCAACGTCGTCTTCAACTCCTACCACCAGACGGCAGCACAAACAGGGAGTATCGGCCTGCTTGCCGGCTCTCTTGTCATCGTCACCGAAGTCTGACTCGCGCTCCCCGCGATGCGTCCGCAATGTGTCCGGCAGCGCGCGAGAGACCGGCAGGCATTATGCTGCAAAGGCCCGCGGCAAATTCGTAATGAGCAGGTCGTCGGTTCAAATCCGACCAGCGGCTCCTTCAATCGTTGATCTATAAAGGATCCGAATCCCCCCTAATTCCTTGAGTTTCCCCCGTAACGTCCATAAACGTCCGGGGAAATGCCGAAGCGCCCCACATTCACGCCCCTCGAAACCGCGGACGGTTGGATGGTTTCGATCCCCGAGTCGATGTCCGGCGACGGCAAGCGCCGGAAGCGGTTTTTCCCCGATCCGAAGGAGGCTGAGAAGTTCGCCAGGCGACTGCGCGGCGACTACCACGCCGGCTTGCGTGGCGGCACGATCTCACCCGAACTGGCATCGATGGCAGCAATGGCGGCCGCGCTGCTCGAGCCGATCGGCATGACCATCCTGGACGCTGCCAAGGCAGCCGTGGCGCGCGCGAACGAGAGCGGGGGAGGTGAGACCTTCGAGGCTCGCTGGAAACGCTACTGCGACGAGGGAGAGACCCACTGGCGGCCCCGCTATGCCGACGACATGGGCAAGATCCCGCGGTGGGTGCCGAAGGCGTTCATGCAGACGAGCGTGCAGGCAATCACGCCGGCCGCGATCCGCACTGCCGTCATCGCCGGCGGCGCGAGCGCCGAGTCCACCATCAAGGCCCGGGCGACCCGGGTGGCTGCCGTGCTGGCAGGGCGAGGCAGCCGGCGGCGGATGTCCCGCATCTCGATCATGACCGGCGACCAGGTCGAGGCGATCCTGGGTGCGTGCGACGGGCCGGCCGAACGACGCGCGGTGGCGCTGCTGATCTACGCCGGGATCCGCCCATCCGCGGAGGACGGAGAAATCACGCGGCTCGACTGGTCGGACGTCGGCAGCCAGGAGATCTACATCGCGTCGGATGTCGCGAAAACCGGCACCGATCGGCACATCCCGGTCACGCCGCGGTTGCGGACGCTGCTCAAAGGTCACCCGTCGGAGGGACCGGTCATCCCCGCCGGCTGGAAGGTGCGCTGGCAGCGGTTGAGGAAGGCTGCGGGAATCGGCAAGGAGCAGGACATCACCCGGCACACCTTCGCGTCGCATTTCCTCGCCGCGTTCGGCGACCACGCCACCAAGCAGGCGATGGGGCACACCGCTGACAGCGCCACGCTGTTCCGGCACTACCGGCGCGCCATTACGGAGCGCGACGGGTGCCGGTTTTTTGGCTCGCCGGTCACTGACCCCGGCTGAGTCCCGGCCGATCAGGCATTGTCTGCCGCATCGAACCACCCGATCCACTCGGTCTGCTCGTCGGCGGGGATGTCCGAATGCTCCGGGTTGAGCGAGCGCAACACTTTGCGGCCCTGGTCGTCCTTCGCCCATTCCTTGAAGGTGGCAGCACCTTCGTGGAGGAAGCAGTAGAACTGCCCGTATTTGAGCAGCGGGCGGCGCAGGGTCGCCTTGTCGCGCAGGACGACGCGCTGACGGTCGAGGAACCGCGGCTCCATCGAATCGCCGCGAAGCTCGAGCAGGAAGCGACCTTTCCCGAGATCGTGGTCGGGCTGAACCATCTCGGCGTCGGCGAGGATCGGAGCGCCGGCGGCGGCGCGGAGGAGGGGAACCTCCGGGAAGATGGCGACGACCCGGTTGTCGGAGATCGGAGCGACCTGGGAGAACCATGCGTCGGCGGCCTTGTTGAGTTCCTCCAAAGCCCACCCGTGCAGGGATTCCGCCCCGGCGGCGCGGCTGGCGCGATCCCACAAGTCGAACTCGGCGACCGAGGGTTCCACGGTGATGCGGTTCGGCAGCGCCGGGGGCGGAAGCTGGACGCGACGCGATGCCTCTTCCCGCTCGATGGCGTCGGAGAGGATCTGCATCACGCGATCCGTGCGACGCGTCGATTTCGGGGCGAGGACATCGCGGATGTAGGCGGCCGAATACGGTGTGTTTTCGGTCAGCCAGGTGCGGTCAAAGCCGAGCGTTTCCAGGCGGGAGTCGATCTCGTCGAAGTGGATCATGCCCGCAATGTCCTGCATTGAGTCGTATTTTGCGAGGAAAATAACCAAGGTGCCGTTTTTTGCGTTGACCAGATCGCAAAATACGACTTTTGTCCCGCCGTCATGAATTTGCACCCACCTAAGACATCCTCGGAAGTAAGACTTCCCGACATCCCGCTCTCGGCGTTGCCAGAGCGGACCAAGGACTTCCTGATCGCAACCTCTGGCGGCGCAAAGCCGATCAGCGGAGTGGTGGCTGACGTGCTGAATGCCGCCGCGACAGCGGGCCGGTTCGCCGCCAGCACAACCTGCAACACCAGCGAGGAGGCAGCCCGATGAACGCTGCCCCTGCACTGCTCAACAGCAAGGCGCTCGCCGCGGCGCTCGGTGTCTCCCAGCCGGTGATCACCCGCTGGAAAAAGGCCGGCGTGATCACCCCGGAAATCAGCGAGGCACGGTGCCTCCGTTGGGATCTTCAAAAAGTGCGAGCCACCCTGGCAGCCCGCGCAACCACCCCCGGCAAGCGATGAGATCCTTCGACCTCCAACGCATGACCGCGGCGACGCTGCTGGTGCTGCTCGTCACCCTGATGATCTGCCTGGCCGCGATCGGTGTCTCCGACCCAGTCCCCTACGTCGTGATGGCGACCCTGGTCGTCGCTGTCGCCTGGGTGGGGATCCGCCAGCCCATCTGAAATTTCCCCCGACCCAATACCAACATGACTCCCACGCAGATTGCCGAACTCGAGGCGGAATTCATCCGCCGCGCCCGGGCCGATGAGGCCGCCGGCGACCAACTCAACGCCAGCACCTGGAGGCTCGCCGCCGCGCTGCTGACGACCGCTGCGACCGAGACCATTCCATGCAACTCCGACCCAACAGAACCATGAGCACCACCAAGACCAGAACAGCTAGGAAGAGCGCCGGGAAAAAGCCCGCCGTCGTCATCGAATGCGCGCAAGACAACCTGACCGGCTTCAATCAAGTCGCCTACTGGGTGTTGAACGACCTGCCCACCGCAAGGCTCAAGGAGCACCTCCGCGCGATCAAGATCGGCATTCCGAAGACCAAGATCGAGATGGTCGAGAAGATCCACGCGGCTGCCCTGGGCGGCCCGGTCCGGGTCACTTTCTCCCTCTCGATCATCTGACTGATTTCCCTGACCCAATACCACCATGAAACTGAGCGAAAAGAAAACGGGGGAGTTCACTCCCCACCCTGAAACCGAAAGCCCCGTGAAGGCTGTCATCATCGACGTGACCCCGCTGAAAAAGCGGGAGACCGAGTTCGGCCCGAAAGAGGAGTTCCGCCTGGTCTTTGAGACCGAGGAGAAGATGGAGAATGGCGACCCGTTCGTCGTCCGCAGCCGGCTCTACGCACCGAGTCTGAACGAGAAGGCGAACTTCCGCAAGGACGTCAAAAAGATCCTCGGTCGCGATCTCACCGCGCAGGAACTCGCCGAGTTCGAGACCGAGTCGCTGATCGGCCTGGGTGCCAAGCTGATGATCGAGCACCAGCACAAGGGCGACGAGACCTACGCGAACATCGTGCTGATGAAACCGGACGACAAGCCGCTCACGCGGACCGGCAAATACGTCCGCATCAAGGACCGCGAGCAGCGCGACGGTGACGGCAAGACCAACGCCGGCGGCGCGGGCGCGAGCTACAAGAAGGCACCGGCATCGGAAGAAGCCCGCGAGTCGTGGCAGAAGACGAAGGTGCATGTCGGCAAGAACAAGGGAGTCGATCTCGGCGACCTGGATGCCGAGGCAGTCCAGGCGCTGATCGAAAAGTGGCTGCCGAAGTGCGGTGCCGAAGGGCAACCGAAACCCACTGCCGACGACAAGCGACTGCAGAAGGCGCTGCTCGAGGTGAAGGCGCTGCTGGAAGGCGGCGCTGCCGAGGAGCCGGCCGCCGAAGAGGACTTCTGAACGATCGCGAATACCCACTGCTGCCTCGCACCTTGAAGAGCAGACACCGGATCAGTCACCGGACCCTTTCCCACCAATCCAACCACCATGTCATTCGCTGCTATCATGGCACCCACCACCATCGTTTTCGACATCGAGACCGGCCCGCTTCCCTTCGACCAGATCTCGGCACTCGCCCCGGAATTCGAGGCACCATCGAACTACAAAGACCCCGAGAAGATCGCCGCGGCGATCGAGGCGAAGCGCGACGCCTGGCTCGCACGAGCGGCACTGTCCCCGCTGACCGGCCAGGTGCTGGCGATCGGCATGCTGATCGACGGGGAATACCACGCGCTGATCGGCGAGGAGTCCGGCGTGATCTCCCAGTTCTGGAACGTGCTGACCGGCAGCACCACCCTGATCGGGTTCAACAGCCACCGCTTCGACCTGCCGTTCCTGGTGCGCCGGTCATGGGCGCACGGCCTCGTCCCGCCGCGGGTCCACGACCGCGGATACCCGAGGTCCACCGACCTGATGGAGGTGTTCCAGCAGGGCGATCGGCAGGAGTTCACATCGCTCGACACCGTCGCGAAATTCCTCGGGGTCGGAGCGAAGAATGGATCCGGCGCGCATTTCGCTGAGTTGATGAAATTCGACGAGTCCGCGGCGCTCGCTTACCTCGAGAACGACATCCACCTGACCGCGAAGGTCGCCGAGCGCCTGGGCATCAACATCGGATCGGCGACCGGCTTTGCTGCGACCGCACCCGGAGGCAACCAAACCGTCCCTGCGGACGAATACGACTACTGAGATGCCGACCATCTCCGAGATGCTCGCCGCGAAGGCTGCCGCCGCCTCCAAGCAGGGGGCGGCGGCACCGGCGGCAAAAAAGCCTCTGCCGTTCCCGGGGCTGAAGATCTCCGGGGACGATCGCCCGAAGGTGGAACCGTGGGGGGAGATTGCGACCAGGTCGCTCTCCTCGACATCCGGCGAGGACGTGCCGAGGAAACCCTACGACGCGAGCCAGCAGGACGTCGTGTGGCATTCGGCGCTCGAGGCGCTGAACACCGAACTGTGCGTGATCCCGGACCCCGACCCGCGCAACCAGCGGTCGTGGCTGGCGATCCGCCGGCCGGACGACCCGACCCGACCGCTGTTCCTGTTCAGCCTGCCCGCGTTCCCGCACCCAGGCCCGACGCCCGACCCATTCTGACGTTCGGCGATGAATACGAAAATTCCAACCGACCAACGGTGCCGCACCACGTCCGCCTGGCGAGGCGCAAGCCACTGCCGAGGCAACCTGCCCCGGGCAGCATCCAGGCGACGCTGCAGGCCGCGGCCAAAGCACGGCGCGACGCGCTCATGGCACCTCCGCCAGGGCACTGCGCCACATGCGCGACCCGATGGGGCCGCCGACTCCTCGCTGGGTGCTGCGTCTGCACAGGTCACGCGCTGACCGGGCGGGACTGCATTCCAAGATCTCCAATTTCTCAACCAACCCCATGAATACCGAAATCCCGATGGTCGCCGAGCCGACCGCAATCCTCAAACTCGCCGGCGATGGTTACACGCTGTCGGTGACTGCCGAAACCGTCGCCCACAAAGCGTCGCTGCTCGCCGCGGCCGGCGCGGTGACCGAGGTCACCGACGACAACCAGGTCGCCGTCGCACAATTCCAGATCCGGCACCTCGCCGCTTTCCGCAACACCGTCGAGAAATCCCGGCTGGAGGTGAAGCGCCCGATCATCGACCTGGGCAAGAAGATCGACGAAGCGGCGCAGTCCTTTGCCGGCGAGATCGTGCTGGAGGAGACCCGCATCAAGAAGCTGGTCGCCCGCCATGCCGAGGAGGTGATGCTCGAGAAGCGGCGCGCCGAGGCGGAAGAGCGCCGGAAGTTCGAGGAGGCACGCAAGGCGAAGGAAGATGCCGAGCGTGCCGCCGCCGAGGCGCAGCGCGCGCAGGAAGCGGCAGCCGCCACGAGCAGCGTGTCGATCCTGGACGCGATCAAGGCGAAGCAGGCAGCCCGCGAAGCGCAGGAAGCGGCAGATCGCGCCGCGGTCGAGAAGCAGGTCGCTCTCGCTGACCGGATGGCATCGAGCGCCGCGGTCGCCAGCGTGCGCGACGTCGCCGGCGTGCGGTTCGAGCCGGACTTCGAGGTGATCGACATGGCGCTGTTCCACTCGAACCACCCGGAACTGTGCGAGATCACCGTGAAACGCCGCGAGACGATCGCGCTTTTGAAGACGCTCGACCTGCAAAACGACAGCCTTCGCGCTGCATGTGCCCTGGCGGGCCTGAAGGTCACCCTCAAACCTGTCGTCTCGACGCGCTGAATTTCCAGGGCCGCCGACGCCGGATCCTCATGGGAGACAGCACCGGTCTCGGCGGCAACCCCTTTCCCCACTGACCAACATGAAAAGCAACACCAACACCATGCCCGACACCATCAGCAAATCCCTGCTCTGCAAACTCACCGACGAGGAGAGAAAGGATTTCGGCATCAAGCTCGCGACCACCCTGGAGGAGGTCCAGCGAGTCGAGGAAGAGAAGAAGCGCAACGCCGACCACTACAAGGACCGCATCGGCGGCCTGCAGGCGACTGCCGACGAGCTGCGTCGGAAAGTCAGCACCGGGCAGGAGTGGCGCGACGTCGAGTGCGTCGTGATTCTCGACGAGCCGGCGAAGGGCATCAAGTCGATCTCCCGCACCGACACCGGCGAGGTGATCGAGACGAAGCCGATGACCGATGCCGACAAGCAACTCCAACTGGATCTCGAGACTGGATCGAGGGAGGAGAAGGATGCGGTGATCGACAACATCGTCGAGATCGATGCCGAGCGGGTCGATGACTCCGAGAAGCAACCCGGCGACGCACCGGCAGGTGACGACTACTGACCCAGCACGGCGATGATCTTCACCCAACCAACCAACAACCTCCGGTGCCCGATCAGCGACCGGGATCTCGAGATCCTCAAGCGAGTCTGCGTCAGGCTCGGGTCCGGCAACGAGCAGCGGGTCGTCCAGAAGGCGATCGACACCCCGGACGACCTCGACAAGGACGACATCGACACGCTGAAAAGGCTCGACGTCGAGTTCGACCGGGAGATCCGCGGCACGCTGAAGTTCACTCGAAAGTGAAGACCATGCCGTTGACTGACCACGAGATGGAACTGGCGCGCGCTGCCCTTGAAAAGCACCGGCGGCGCGCGCCCCTTGCCTCGATCCCTCCCGCATTCCGCACAGCGGAGGAGCACGACCTCGCGAAGAAATATCCGCGCAGCACGCTCGAGCAGGCCCGCGAGATCGACGCGACCGGACCGACAGTCCCAAAGCAACACGAGGGGCAGTCACTCGGGTTCATTTCCGGGTTTGAGCTACTGAGGCATCAAGAGCGGGGCAACTACCACCTTTCAGGCGACCACACATGAACATCACCCGATCACTCATCTGCAGCATCTACGTCAAGGGGCAGCCGAAAGGACAACCGCGGCCGCGCGCATTCGTGCGTGGCGGCCGCGCCGCAGTCTTCGATCCTGGCACCTCGGAGGGCTGGAAGGGGCAGATCGCTCTTGCCTTCCGCGAGTTCGAGAACCGCAAGGTCCACGCCCCGATGTCGCTGCTGCTGACGTTCCACATGCCGCGGCCGGCGGGGCACCTCAAGAAGAACGGCGAGATCAAGCCGGCGCATGCGTCGAGCCTGTTCACCGGTAAGCCGGATGCCGACAACCTGGCCAAGGCTGTGATGGACGCGCTGACGTCGCTCGGTGTGTGGACCGACGACTCGCTGGTCGTGACGCTCATCGCTCGCAAACGATATGAGTCCAAGCTGCGCCCCCCAGGGTGCGAGATCGAGATCCACGAACTCAGCGAAGACCCGGAATGAGTCTTACCATCCAGAACCTCACCGAGCGCCGCGAGCAGCGGACCCGTGCCAGGAATGCCAAGCATGCCCTGGCACGGGCGCACGCCGCACGAGACGAGCGGAATGCAATCATCGCCGAACTGCGGGCGCTGCCACTCAAGAAACTTCGTGCGATCGCCAAGGCGGCGCAGCGGGCTTTCAAGTCGAACGTCCAAGCGATGGCATCCGCCGACACTCAAACTCCGATACAAGATGGCACTCACTGACCAAATCCCCGCTCCGAAAGAACCCCAGAAGGCGGATTGTCCATCCGCGACTTGTTCGTCGTTTGTGTCGCCTTTCGGATATACGCACCCCGAGCGAGACAAGCGCGAAATGTGCCCATACTGCTACAACGAGGACGCGCGCCGAATGGTCGGGTTGGAGCTGATCCCATACGAGGAATATCACGCCGGGAATCCCTTCAAGGCTTTTGAGTGTGAAGCCTGCCGCGCCAAGTTCCATTTTGCGACGAACGCTGCGCCCACGCGACCGGCCCTGCCGGATGGCGGCGGGTCTCCGCCTCAAACCTAACAACGGCAGGGACAGGTCGCGTGCGGCGGCCTTGTTCGTCCGGGAATTCACCAGCAAACTCCGATCGCTATGAAAACCACTACAACCGTCGCACTCTGCGAAACTGACGGACGCTGCATCAAAATCGAAGAATGGAGTCTGCCCCACGCTGTCGCAGTAGGGGACCAGATCGACCACGAAAGCCAGAAATGGACGGTGCGAAGCCGGACGTGGAAGCGCTACGCAGACGCGCCCGAGTTACACCTCTACGTAGCGATCTATCGGACGAACGTCCAAGCTGACTGATCGCCATGCAAACCGCCGACACACCTCCAAAGCCCGCTGGCGATTCAGTCCAGCGGCTGGTTCGGGATTGCTGGCGCTGTTCTCGATGCGGTGAAGGCCCTCGTCGCGGCGTCCACAAAATCCTTCAGCAGCGCGGACTTACCTGCGCCTGTCGCCACTACGTGCTGTCCCGCGGCCAATGGTGGAGAATGGCGGCTCTGAGGGAGCGGCTTTGGGTGGACGTGAAAGGCAACGCCGAAGAACTCAATCGCCATTACTGGTCGCTGCCCGAGTCGGAGCGATCCGTCTATGTCCGTATCCCGAACAGATAATTGTCCCGACCCTGAAGTGTCGATAACCACACCAACCAACCCCATGATCACACTCGACAAAGACCAGATCGCCGCAATGGCGAGAATCAACGAGGGACGCAACGTCTTCCTCACCGGCGCGGCCGGCACCGGCAAATCATCCGTCACCGTGGAGGTGATCCGCCGCCGGCTCGGCGACCGCGGCATGAAAGTCTGCGCCACCACCGGCGTGGCTGCCTTGAACCTGCGCGACAAGCTCTCCGCGGAGTTCGGCCAGGACGTCGAAACCTCGACCGTCTACCGGTGGTCGGGGATCGGCATCGGGCCGAAACCCAACCAGTCGTTCGGCGACTACTACCAATGGATGAGCGGTCGCGGCCGGTCGTTCGTCTCGACCTGCCAGCGGATCAGTCGCACCAGGATGCTGATCATCGACGAGGTCAGCATGCTGCCGGGGCGCACGCTCGATTTCATCGACTACGTCTGCCGTGCGATCCGAAATGAACCGGACCTTCCGTTCGGCGGGATCCAGGTGGTCGCCGTCGGGGATTTCCTGCAGCTTCCCCCAGTCTCCAAGACTGGCGTTTACGACTGGGCGTTCCAGTCTCGTGCATGGCAGGCCGCGGGCTTTCATTCAGTCTCGCTGCGAACCGTTCACCGGCAGCGCGACGCGCGGTTCGTGGACCTGCTCAACATGTTCCGCGAAGGACGGGTGACATCGGAAGGGTCCGCGCTGCTCCGCACCCGGGTCGCCATGTTCCCCGACCGCAACCTGCTGCGGCTGATGACCCACAACACACAGGTCGATAAGTGGAATGCCTACCAACTCGAGGCGATCGAGTCGCCCGAGATCATCTTCACTGCTGACGGTTACGGTCCCGAGGAGGAGATCGCCTGGCTGCAGAAGAACTTGGTGACCCCGACCGTGCTGCGGCTGAAGATCGGGGCGCGCGTGATGGTCACTGCGAATCTTCCTGCCGAGGGCAGCGACTCGCTGCTCGCCGCCAATGGCGACATGGGCACCGTCACCGGGTGGCGCGAGGACCAGGTGGACGTCGCTCTCGACAGCGGGCTGGCGCTGAACGTGGCTCGCAAGACGTGGCAGTTCGACGCGACGATCGGCGAATCCACCGGCACCTTCGTCCAGTTCCCGCTGCGGCTCGCGTGGGCATGCACCATCCACAAGAGTCAGGGACTGACGATCCCGCGCGCGTTGATCGACATCCGCGCGGCCCGCGAGCCTGGGCAAGCCTACGTCGCACTCTCCCGGGTCCGTAGTCTCGACGGGCTGTACATGAAAGATATGTTCAAGGGGGTTTGGGTCTCCGACGACGCCAAGAAATTCCACCGCGAAATCGAAGCCGCGTGGGGCGATGACGTTGGATGCCTCGCCGCCTCGACCGACAAACCGTTCTCCCTCTCCGACGACTACTGACACCTCATGAAACTCTCCGACCTTTTCGCCCCTAGCCAGAACCAGGCGATGCTCGCCCACCCGCGCCTGGCATTCTTCGACAATGCCTTCGGATCCGACCCGACCGACGAGATCACCCTGCCGGAACTGGTCGGCATGATTTCCGCCGGCCGATGGCAAACGCAGGTGGATGACCTGCGGAGCGCGCTCGAGTCGCGCGGCCAGGACAACTACGACAAAAGCAAGCGCAACCTGCCCGCAGTCATGCTGTCGGGCTGGATGGAGACCCGCCGCGGCGACGCCACACCGGAGCAGCGCGCGATCGAGCACTCGGGGTGGCTGCAGGGCGACTTCGACGGCAAGGACCACCCGCATCTCGACGTCGGGGAGATCATGGACCTGCTGCGCGCCGATCCGCACGTCGGTGCCGCATTCGTCTCCCCATCGGGGAAGGGGGTCAAAGCGGTCATCTCGATCCTGCCCGACGTCGAGAAGCACCGCGCGTCGTTCGAGGCTGCCGAGGAGCACTTCCTGCGGTTCGGGCTGAAGATCGACCGGGCGACCAAGGATCCCGGCCGCCTGTGCTTCGTGTCGCACGACCCGGGCGCATGGATCCGCGACAACGTCCAGGTGCTGCAGCCGAAGAAGCAGGCTGCCCGCGGCGAGACCGGATTCGACGCCGGCGACACCACCGTCGAGGACGTCCGCGAGATGCTGGCGTTCGTCCCACCGCGGCCGGACTACGAGGACTGGATCCGCATCGCATCCGCGGTGTGGTCGGTGCTCGACGAGACTGCCGGGTGCTCGCTGCTCGAGGAATGGTCGCCGGAAGAGGAACCCGGCGAGTATCAGCGGAAATACAAGAAGCGTCTGCGCGACATCCGGGTCGGCACGCTCGCCTGGTATGCTCAGGCGCACGGGTTCGACGCCGCGGCGGCCGCCCGCCGGAAACGCTGGTGCGGCCGCATCAGTTTCGCCAACGGGGAGTCGAGGTCGAAGCTCATCGAGGTGGCACCCGACCACGCCGACGGGCCGGCGCGCCGGATCTCCGACGTCGAGGGTGCCGAGGACAGCGACAACCCGCAGTTCGTCGAGTGGTGCCTCAACCACGAGCAGCGCGGCGACGCCGAACTGTGGCAGTCGGTCGCCCAGGGGTCGCGACTCTACGACCATTTCGCCGGGTGCTGGCGCATCTATCGCCGGTCGATCTGGGAGCGAGACCACGTCGATGCCGTCAAGGTCGAGATGACCGACACGCTGTCGGGTTGCTATCGTGACCTGATTGCCGAGATGCGGCAGCAGATCGCCGCCCACCCGAGCGAGGACATCAAGAGCGACCCGCGGCGCGCGGTCATCAAGAACGCCACCGCTCGCATCAAGGATCTGCACCGCACGCAGCACCTGCGAGGGACGATGGATTTCGCGAAAGCCATGCCGAAGCTCGCCTGCCGCGCGTCGGAGTTCGACCGCAACCCGTATCTGCTCGCCGTCGAGAACGGGGTGCTCGATTTCGATGCGTGCGAGTTCCGCGAGGCGCACCCCCGCGACATGCTCACCCACCGCGCCGGCGTGACGTTCGATCCCGATGCGGACTGCCCGAAGTTCCGCGCGTTCGTGGACCGGATCCTGCCCGACCCAGAGGTCTCGTCGTTCGTGATGCGCGCCGTCGCCTACAGCCTGACCGGACTGACCGATGCCGACGTGCTGTTCTTCAGCTACGGCGGCGGCGCGAACGGCAAGAGCACGTTCATGCTGACCTTCAAAATGCTCCTCGGCGAACTGATGACGACCATCGACGTCAAGACGCTGCTGGCGACGCGATCCGATGCCAACGACGACTACAAGAAGAGCACGCTCGAAGGCTGCCGGGTCGCGATCACCGACGAGATCCCGGCCGGCTACAAGCTCGCCGAGAGCATGGTTAAGGCGCTGATCGGCGGCGACGACATCGTGGCGCGCCGACCCTACGAGCGACCCTACGTTTTCAGCCCCACGCACAAACTCTGGATGACCGGCAACCACAAGCCGACCATCGAGGGCACCGACGCAGGCATCTGGCGGCGCATCTGCCTGATCCCATTCACCGTCACCATCCCGATCGACGAGCGCCGGCCGCGCAACGAGGTGCTCGCCGAGTTCCGCCAGGAACTGCCGGGGATCCTCAACTGGGTGCTCGCCGCCTGGCAGGAGTATCACGAGATGGGCGGACTGTGCCCACCGAAAGCCGTGCTCGAGGCGACCGGCGAATACCAGTCCGAGCAGGACCAGGTCGGCAACTTCCTCGAGGAGCGCACCGAGCGCGATCTCGCCGACAGCGTGCCGGCGCAGCGGTTGCTCAAGGTCTACCTGGCCTGGTGCCAGGACAACGGGGAGAAGTCGAACTACAGCACCGTGCGGCAACTGACTGCCAGGTTGCGCGAGAAAGGACTCGAGAGCTATCGTGGGCACAACAACGCCACCATGTTCCGCGGCCTGCGGATCATCGGGAGCGAACTGGGGGACGACTGAACCAATCCACGACCATGAACGACTGGTATAACGACCCGCCCGACCACCCGGAACCACCGGAATGGTATGCACTGATCGAGGAGGCAATCGGCAACGACCCGCCGCCGGCTATCAGCACCGCGATCCGCAAGCTGATCGACGACTGGAACGAGGAACAGAACAGGATGCAGGGTGAACCGGACCCGCCGGCCGCGACCGGCGTCGAGGCTCGAGTCTGCCAGGACATCGCGGCGCGGCAGCGCCTGGGTATCGCCAAATACGGGGTGACCGTCGCGGAGTCGCAGGACGACATGCTGCGGCACGCCTACGAAGAGGCGCTCGACCTGTCGGTCTACCTCAAGTCGGAGATCGAAAGAAGGCAGCGCCCCCAGTGATCACCACTATGACCACCAACGACCAGAGACGACTCGACTACATGATTGCAGGGCGACTCGCAACCTTCCGGCAGGCTCGAGGGATGACCCAGGCCGATGTCGCCAAGGTCACCGGATTGTCGATTGACTCTATCGGTCGCTTCGAGAGGGCATACGGGCGACCGTGCCTGGCGAACCTGATGAAGCTCTGCGCGGCACTCGACTGCACCCCCAACGATATCCTGGTGGATGATGGGGTGACCCTGCGGCTCGTGAAGTGACCGATCAGCACCACGCCCCAGCCCGCCGGCCAATCCAGGTCGGCGGGCATTTTCGTGCAGTCGAGAGAGCGTCTCGTATCCATGTCCCCCATCTCCCCTGTGATTTTCAGCAGCGAGTTCCGTTTCCATCTCCCGCTAGTCCCCCGCCCAAAATGCCCATGTCCCCCATGTCCCCCGTTGGGGGATCAAGAAAAACCATGTCCCCCGCATCTAAAACACTAAGAGGGAAAGACCTATCCTGCCTTGGGGGACATGGGGGACATAAATGTCCTAAGCTCCCTATAGGGGGGATTTCTCTCTATAGAACATGTTTCTGCAACCCGCCCTTATGTCCCCCATGTCCCCCGCTGCCCAATTTGCCCCTGCTGCCGATCCCACTTGGATCCCATTCAACGGATCGCACCCAGTTCTGCTGGTGCTGCTTTGCTGGCGACAGAAGTGCTTTCCTGCGCGTCTCAGGGTGCAGGGTGCCACATGATCCCAGAGAAGGGGCGCGAGGCTGCCACGGTGCCTTCCTGCGCGTCGGGGCGAGCGAGAGCACGAAAGGGGGGAGCGGACAGGCAGCAGGTCGGAGGCAGGTCGGACGATGGGCGAGCCGAACCGGTCCCGGTTGCGCCGGCCGCCCCGGAAACGCGCGAGGGTCAGCCGTGGAACATGCGCATGGGTGACAGGAAGCGCCCCGACTTGCCACAATTACAGCCGAGCAATCACAAGTCGTTGATAACCAGCGGCAACGGACTCGGCATTAGACCCGTTGTAACAAGTTATGGCCGCCGACCAGGGGGGGGGAGGGGGTCGGGGATCGACCACCCAAAAATCCGGGACCGGTCAGCCTGCCCCACAAAAAATTCCGCAATGGGCCAACCCCCTTTCACCCCATCGTCATCCCATCGATGTCTGCCCTCGAACTGCAAGCGAGCTGCAAACGCAATCCGATTGCGTTAGGGATTGACCCGCCGCGCCCGCAGTGATAGCGGGACGGCATGTCGAAGGATGCCTACGATTTGCAGGGTATGGGCGGGGGCGTGGTCCTAAGCGCCGGTCAGACGTTCACCGGGCAAGCCCGGTTTGTTTCGGTGACGGTCGATGCGGTGCTGTCCTCCTATGCCGGAAACCTGGTGGGCGGCAGCACGAAACTGATCGGGGTCACAATCCCGGCGGGCTACCCCATTGGCGGGGTGACCACGTCGCTGGGCGTGACGTCCGGCGTCGTCATCGTCTACGTTCTCGACGGCAACTACACGGTCGCCTGATGGTTGCTGGCGGGTCATCCGGTGGTGCCACGGTCTCCCTGGGTGACCGCGGTTTCCTGCGCCTGAATGCGAGGCTGGAAGCGGAGCAACTGCAGGCCGGCGAGGTTTCGTCGTCGCTCAACGGTCGGATGGATCGGGGCAGTTGGCAGCCGCGGCTCGCGATCGGCAATCTGAGCGGGGCGCTGCAATCCGACGGGGATCCGCTGCGGCTGCCGTTCTTCGTGGTCGATGCTGCCGGTGGTGCGTCGATTGTTTCGGCGTCCCGGGTGGGCACGCTGGTGACGGTCGAGGTGACGTCGCACGGGTTTGCCATCGGTGCGTCCGGCTACCTGGGGATCGAGTCGCTGACTGGCACGGTGGATCCCAACGGTGTGCGGTTCGTGACGATCACGACGGCGAACCAGTTCACGTTTGAGATTCCCGGCGCGGTGAGTTCCGAGACCTACACCGGGTCGGGGAAGGTTCGGAGCGTGATCGACGATGGTGCCGCTGCGGCGATCTACGGGTCGTGCGTCTTCTCGGATCCATCGTCCGACTCCGACGAGTTCATCGTCATCGCAGGATCCGGCGAGGCATACCGGGTCGCGCTCGATACCGGCACGCCGGTGGCGATCTCGTATCCCACCGGAGGCACGATCTCGAGCGACGTCGATTTGATCCAGGCGTTCGACCGGGTCTTCCTGTTCCGCGACGGCGAGCAGGCGTGGGAGTGGCATGGCACGGCGGGTCGCGCGATCACGCTCGGCTCCCTGGTGTCGAATGTCGCGACGATCACGGTGGCGGACCACGGGCTGACAACCGGGGACACGGTGGTGGTTTCCGGCCTGGGTTTCTCGACGACCAACCCGAATGGCACCCGGGTGGTGACCGGTACGCCGACGGCAAGCACGCTGACTTTCGCCCTGCCCGGTGCCAACGAGACCTTCACGCCGGCCGCCGCATCGAGATGCGTCACCGGGTTTACGAAAGTCCGCGCCGGCACGTTCGTGCAGCCCCAGGTTTTCGAGGCGACCGGCGGCGACGTCGATGTCGTGAGCGGCTTGTGCACGGTCACGGTGGTCGGCAACGCGACGATCGCGGCCGGCGACCAGGTCAAAATCTACAACACCGACGACGCGCGCTTCCTGTCGTTCATCGGCCGG